CAAACCAACTCGTTCGATTAACTACATCACCCTGAACTTTATTGCAACTCGAACAGCAGTTGATTTCGATGAAATCGGTGGGGTTTCGTGATTCTGAATAAATAACAAAGGAGAATAACGAATGAGAATAGACAACTTCAAAAACGCATTAGCAGGTGGTGTAAGACCATCATTGTTCCGAGTACAAGGAGCAATCGGTCCAACCACACTACCAGACCAAGTTGGATTCTTGGTTAAAACTGCATCTCTTCCTGCAACAGATATTGGCGAAATCCCAGTAGAATATCGTGGTAGATCAATTAAACTACCGGGCAAAAGAACATATGCTGATTGGGAGATCACAATTATTTCGGATGGTAAGTTCGATCTAAGAAACGCCTTTGAGCGTTGGATCAATGCACTAAATGATACTGTCGAAAACACATCAACCAACCCACATGATCTTGCTGGTAATAATCCTCTCTTCCGAGATTGGGCAATTGATCAACTCGACAGAACAGGTGAACCAATTAAAAGTTATAAATTCTTAAACTGTTGGCCAAAAAGCATTTCTGCGATAGAAACAACTTATGATAATGAAGCACTTGCGGAATTCACAGTGACCTTGGCATACACCTACTTCACAACAAGTGGTGTTGGTACAAGCACACCAGTGGGTATCGCAGGTTTCCCCGGTGAATGATGATTTAAGGAACAGAATGTATGCCCGTTGATATTTTTGGTTTCACTATTGGTAAAAAACGACCTTCGCCTACTTTGGACCCGACAACCTCGGTCAAAGAGGCGAAGTCGTTTGTTCCTCCCCTTCTAGATGACGCAGGTTATGTAGATGCGGGTGGATATTTTGGTGCTTACCTCGACTTGGATGGTCTGCTCAAGACAGAAGCAGAGTACATCGCAAAGTACAGGGAAATGTCCCTCCATCCAGAGGTCGAGAGTGCAGTCGAAGATGTCTGCAATCAAGCAATCGTTTATGATGAGAGTCGAAAACCAATTGAGATTATGTTGAATAATGTCAGACTTTCTGAACAAGTCAAAGAAAAGGTCTATAATGAGTACGACCAACTTCTTCGACTTCTTGATTTCAAGAACAGAGGTTATGAAATATTCCGTCGATGGTTCGTTGATGGGAAAATTTATTTTCATATCATCATCGACAAAGATAGTCCCAAGAAGGGTATTGTCGAACTTCGTCCCATTGATGCGATGAAAATCAAGAAAATGGTCGAAGTAGAAAAAGAAACAGACAAAGAGACAGGCACAAAGTATGTGAAAGAAGTCAAAGAATTCTACACATACAGAGAAAAACCAACAGACCAGAATGGATTGAAACTCTCACCAGAAGCAATCGCTTATGTCCACTCCGGTCTTTTTGATCCCCTGAGTGGTCGAGCAATCAGTTATCTACACAAAGCAATCAAACCACTCAACCAACTTCGAATGATCGAAGATGCGGTGGTCATCTATCGTATCTCACGCGCACCTGAGCGACGTATCTTCTACATTGACGTAGGTTCACTACCTAAGAACAAGGCAGAAGCATATGTTCGCGATCTGATGAATCGCTATCGAAACAAGATTTCTTACGATTCATCCACAGGTGAAGTTCGTGACGACAAGAAATACATGTCGATGCTTGAAGATTATTGGTTGCCTCGTCGTGAAGGTGGTAAGGGAACCGAGATTCAGACACTTGATGGTGGACAAAACCTCGGTGAGATGGAAGACGTTGAATACTTCTTAAAGAAACTATACAAAGCACTGAATGTTCCTTCCTCTAGAATGGAAGCAGAAAATGGTTTCAACATGGGTCGATCTTCAGAGATCACCCGCGATGAACTCAAGTTTCAGAAGTATGTTGAAAGACTTCGCGACAAGTTCAATCAATTGTTCTTGCGTCTTCTTCGCACTCAGTTGATTCTCAAAGGAATCATGACAGAGGAAGAGTGGTATAAGATCATTCCTGATATCTACTTTGAGTATGTGTCAGATTCATATTTCACAGAATTGAAAGAATATGAGATACTCGGAGAAAGACTAGATATACTGGAAAGATTACAAAATCACATAGGTGATTATTACTCAAGAGAATGGGTCCGAAAGAACATTCTTCGTCAGACTGAGAAAGAAATCAAGGTTCACGACAAGACAATTCGTAAGGAAAGAGAAGAAGGTGTTATCAAAGACACACCTGATGGCATGTTCTAGGAGAAACAATGAGACTACTAATAGATTTAGTCGAAAGCAAAGACACATCTGCGGTTGAGAAGTTCATACATTCTCGACTCGCGGAAATCTGTGAATCGAACTTTAAATCAATTCAGTCAAAAATGATCTTCGAAGAATCTGCGGCAAATTTACCATCTCCAGAACAGGTTGTTGGTACGATCGAAGACCCTCTTGTCGATCCAAACTTCTCGAAAGAATACTTCTATAGTCGTGAAACATTTGGCGAATATGAGATTGTTCTCAAGAAACTCGGTCTAGGTCAAGGTGCCCCTGTTGTTTCTTATATTGACGACGATCGCTACGAAGTTTTCGTAACTACCAAACAGGCAGAAAAAGAAACAAAGCGTTTCATCAAAGATGGTGGTTATGAGAAAATGAAAGCGAAACGAGAGAAAGATAAGAAAGAAAAACAAGCAGCAGAGGCGGCAGCAAAAGCACCGAAACCACCTGCACCAAAACCAGAACAACCAAAACCAGAAGTCAAGAAAGAATCAGTTGATCTATTTCGTAGAGTCGCTGAGTCTGGAACACCTGATCTGTTTGTATTTGAAGACGGAACGGAGAGGGTAATCGTCGATTCTGAAGCAAAAAACATCATTGAAATATATGATTCGCTAAATACAGATAACCAAACGTCTTTTGAGAATCGTCTAAATGCAAGCGAGGACGATTACTTGTCGATGATGGACTTCTTTCTCGACAGAATAAGAAAAGGAATAATTTAATGTCAACACAAGATATAATCAATCACCTCGAAATGGGTAAACTCGCCGACGCAGGTGATGTTCTCAACGATATTCTTATGAATAAAATTGCTTATGCGTTAGACGAGAAAAGAAGAACACTTGGCGATTCACTCGTATGTGAAGACTGCATGAACGAAGAAGAAGATACAGCATATGAGAAGTTCTTTCGCAAAGCACTGAAGAAGTTCGGCGTAAGTTCACCTGATGAATTTGAATCAGATGAAGAAAAGAAAAAGTTCTTCAACTGGGTTGACAAAAACTTCAAGGGTAAGAACGAAGAGGTCGAAATCGACGAAGAAACAAAAACTCTCATGCAACTCGCCGACGAACATGCGGAATATCATTACGATTATGACCAAGGTTGGGGCGACCGACTCAAATCAGCACCAGCAAAGATGGAAAAAATTGAAAAAGAAATTACCAAGAGATTTGGTTCTAAAGTGACTGAAATGGTCAAAGAAAGATCAAGAAACTCAACCTATGAAGCAGAATACGCCGGTCCCGGTGAGTCCTCGAAAGTAAGAAAAGAAATCGAAGATATCGACAAGAAACTCTCTAAAATAAAGTAGGAAACCAAAAATGCTTCTAATCACAGAACGAACAGAAACCGTCAACCTCATTACTGAAGAAACCGATGGAAAGAAAAGTTATTTCATCGAAGGTATCTTTATGGAGGCAGACAAAAAGAACCGCAACGGAAGAATGTATCCGAAGAAGACTCTCATGAGAGAGGTCGAAAGATACAACGAAGAGTTTGTGAAATCCAACAGAGCGATGGGTGAACTTGGACATCCAGATGGTCCAACACTCAACCTCGAAAGAGTTTCACATGTCATCAAAGAACTCAAGACCGATGGTTCAAATGTCGTAGGTAAAGCAAAAATTCTTGAAACACCATACGGAAAGATTGTTCAGAATCTTATCGACGAGGGTGTCAAGATTGGTGTGTCGTCCCGTGGTATGGGATCTCTAAAGAATGTCGATGGTATCAATGAAGTCCAAGACGACTTCATTTTATCTGCCGTGGATATCGTTGCAGATCCCTCTGCTCCAAATGCTTTCGTGGAGGGCATCATGGAAGGGAAAGAGTGGGTTTGGAACAACGGTGTTCTAGAACCCCGCGTTATTGATTCGTATAAGGACAGAATTGAAAGATCCAGAACAAGAAGAGAGATCCAAGAATCGAAACTCTTTGCTTTCGCTGATTTTCTGTCTAAACTCGCTAAATGATAAATAGAAAGAACAAGGAGTATCTACTATGACCCGTAAAGATCCACTTAAAGTAGCGAAGGCAATCCTCGAAGGCGCATTTGCCGAAGAGAAAATGTCCGATAAGGAAATGAAGATGGAAATGGACGCCATGAAAGAGGCGATGATGAAGCATGTTTCCGAGCAGGAAGACATGACCGAAGAAGATGTCAACGAAATGATGGCAAAAATGGAAGCGATGTCGTACAAGGAAATGAAAGAAATGATGAAGAAAGAAGGCATCAAGTACGAGTCCTACGTTTCCGAAGAGGAAGAAGAAGACCTTGAAGAGTCATCAGAGGAACCAGAAGTAAACAAGAGAAAGACCGACGAACCAGAGGCAACTCGCGGTGATACTGAGTCTGACCTTGAAACACTCAAGAAAGCAAAGTCGATGAAGAAGGTTTCTGCTGGTACAATCAAGAAGTCAAACGCTGGTTCAGAAGTCGTTGACAAACCATCACAACTTCCAATGAAAGAGGATCTCGACGCCTTGTTCAATGGTGAGGATCTTAGCGAAGACTTCAGAGAAAAGGCAGAAGTTATCTTTGAAGCAGCAGTCAAGATGAGAGTCGAATCAATTCGCGAAGAAATCGCTGCTGATGCTGAAGCACAACTCGAAGAGTCAAAGGAAGAGTTCCGCAGCGAACTCTCAGAGAAACTCGACGACTATCTTTCATACGTTGTTGAAGAATGGATGAAGGACAACCAGATCGCTATCGAGAAGGGTCTTCGTGCTGATCTCGCCGAGTCATTCATGACAGGTCTTAAGAATCTTTTCGAAGATCACTACATCACCGTCCCAGACGAAAAGTATGATATTCTCGAAGGTCTTTATGCCAAGGTCGAAGGTCTTGAGAACAAACTCAATGAGCAGATCGAAAGAAACACAGAACTTCGCAAGGATGCTCTTGTTTCTCGCTGCATCAACGTCTTCACAGAAGTCTCCGAAGGTTTGACTGATGTTGAAGAAGAGAAACTACGTTCACTCGCAGAAGGTCTTGAATTCGACGATGAAGACTCATTCAGAGACAAGTTGACCGTTCTCCGTGAGAACTATTTCAACACAATCAACGAATCAAGCGATATGGTTCACGAAATCTCAGGTGATCTCAACGAAGAAGTCGAAGAAGAGACACCAGTTAAACTCAATGAATCAATGAAGTTCTATTCAGATATGCTTTCACGCTCTGCTCTCGTCGAGCAGCAAACAAAAATGCGTTGACTTTTCCTATTAGGATAATTAAGGAGTAAAAGAAATGCAACAATTCGTAACAGAACAACTCAGACAAAAGTGGGGTCCGGTCATCGACCATCCTGATCTACCCACAATTTCTGATGATTATCGTAAGAATGTCACTGCCATTCTTCTAGAAAACCAAGAGCAGTATCTCAGAGAGACAACCAACTCATCTGGTGCTGGTGGTCTTGCTGGTCTTGGTTCTGACACCAGTGGTGCCTTCAACAAGGTCGCTGGTTTCGATCCAGTTCTCATCTCACTCGTTCGTCGTGCTATGCCAAACCTCATCGCTTACGACATCTGTGGTGTTCAACCAATGAACGCTCCAACAGGTCTTATCTTTGCGATGAAGGCCAAGTACAACGATCGCACTGGTCCTGAAGCACTCTTCAACGAAGCACGCACCAAGTTCGGTGCAACCGCTAGCGGTGGTGATACTGGTGCCGATGGTGGTGCTACTGGTGCTGGTATTGCTGACCCTCTCGGTGTTGACAGCAACGCTGTTGAAAAAGAACTTACATATACCGCTCAAGCAGCGATGTCAACATCACA